TCTCACGCCCCTTGGCAGTCAGACCGGCACCGCGATCAGCAGGCAGCTTCTCGCCGCGTCCAATAGCCAGACTCGGGCCGCCGTCCTTCATCTTTTTGCCGGAATACAGTTTTTCTACAATTTTCAGTCTTTCCGGCTTAGTGGTTGCTTGGCTGACAATTTTCAACCGCTCTGACTTACTTTTGCCTTCTTCATAGAACCCAGCTTTTTTCAAAGACTGGACTACTCCACCGTCCTTCATCTTCTCCGGCAGCTTGCCGTAGGACTTGCCCTTGACGTTCGACTGCGTGAATTCAGAGGCCACCGACGGCTTAATTCCCACCTTCTTAGCAAAGGCAGGGTTGTTCTCTGCAGCCTTCATCAGCCGGAACTGAGACTTCGACTTGGCGGGCATCACGGGCCCTCTTTCACCAAAAGAATGATGAACATTGAAGAGACGGCATTGTTATTTGCGCTACCGATTGCAGTTGCCTCAATCGTGGTCTTCTCTGGGATTGCAAGCGGGTACTCAAACACATAGTTCGCAACACCGTTGTTGATTGTGGTAATCGCCTCAGTCATGCGGATGTTGTTTGTGCCGCGAACCAGCAAACGACCTTCAACTTGGGTTGACCCACTGGGCTGACCAGCCGAAAACAGACCTTGAGACACATATCCCGTATACCCAGCAGGGATGGTGTAACTGCCCGTGGTGGTGACGTTGTAGTCAACCTTAATGATGTCGTACACCGTCGCTGGAACACCCGCGGTCACAGTGCCTGTACCGATGTAGATGTTGCCAGCGGCGCTATTGCCAGAACCAGCAGTCACTACATAGGCATAGTTCACACGCAACAATGAAGCGGTCATCGTTACTGCTGTCTGGCCGTTTAGCGTGACGAGTTCTGTGACTTCGTTGTAGTTTGCGTCCAATCCTTGAACGACGACTGTTTGCGCACCAGTGCCTGCGCTTGTATCGTTCGTGCTAGATGAACTGACCGTCATCTGAAGAGCAGTCGCAGGGAACGTAATCAGGCTTGGCAGAGGCCAAACCGATACCTGCGCTTGATCAACATCAGGGTTGAATCCAAAGACAGTGATATTCCGGTGACCTTGAATTTGGCCGCGAGATACCTGCAACTCAAACGGCTCGTAAGCGCCTTGGCGAGTAATTGAAGAAATTGTGGTGCTCATAGCGTCTCCATAGGGAAGCGGGGACCCGAAGGCCCCCGCCCATTACTTCTTTACCGTGCCACCCTTCTTGTAGGTGCCAGACAACTGGTTGATTGACACAGGAGTCGGAACGCGACGAGGAGGCATCTTTTCCGCCTTACCCGAATCGTTCACTGCGCCACCAGTTGCGTACCGGGCGGGCATGCTCGGTTGCTGCGCCATCATCGCTTGCTTCGGATCATAAACCTGATCCATCGGAGCCCTCATGTTGCCAACACGGGCCATTAACTTCTGACCCATCGGGCTATTCCTGAATGCCCGCATCATGGCCTGCATGCCCTGATTCCGCCCACGATTCGGGCCGGGAGCAAGACCGTCACCGGGGCCTTGGGTGGTGATGCGACCGGGAGCAGTTGAGCCACGAAGAACTCGCGGATCTACCCCCATGTCCTTGCCGCTGCCCATGGCATACATAACTCGGGGATCCATCACGCCTGAATCGTCCATCGTCATGCCACCCTGACCATCGTCATACATCGGATCAGCAGTCACATCTCCGCCATCGGCATACCTACGGGCGTGCGCTTTGACGGCGGGCTTGCCCTTCTTCCCACCGTCAGCAACTTTTTTTGTTGCACCGCCCTTCTTGAAACCGCCCGCGTTGCTCATCTTCACGCCACCGGTGGTGGTGTTGGTCTTGCCAGCGGGAGTGCCAACCACGTTACCGTCAACGTAGTTCATCACCTTGCCGCCTTCGGCATAACAACTGCCACCCTTCTTGTAGCCACCACCGTTGCCGTTCTTGACTCCGCCGGTCTTGCCACTGGTCTTGCCGGTGTGCTCGGCGGTGTCCATCTTGGTGTTGCGGTACTCGCCACCTTGATTCTTGGTGTTGATGATGCCACCCTTCTTATAGCCACCTTGACTCATGGCCACGCCACCAGTAGCGCAGGCCATGCCGCCCTTCTTGTAGCCGCCTTGGCCCATAGCGACACCGCCAGTAGCGCAAGCCATACCACCCTTCTTCAGGCCCTTGTGGGCCTTCGAGGCGGGCTTGCCTGCATGCTCCTTGAGGGCAGCAGCGGTCTTGGCCATCTTCTTCATCTCGGCAGCATGCTCGGCCTTGCTCTCGCCGCCTTCAGCCTTGCCACCATTCTTGAGCATGCGACCTGCCATACCCACCGGACCCGCCGGAGCAGCAGCGGGAGCCATAGCCTTCATGGCACGCCGACGAGCGGCCATGCTGGGCTTCTTGGGAGCGACAGCGGCAGGCATACCACCACGCGCAGGCATGGTCGGCGGAACACCACCGCCCATCATCTTGTGGCCATCATGCTCCTTGACATTCATCTTGACGCTGCCACCCTTCTTGAGCTTCAACTCAACGGACGGCTCGGTGGTCATCATTTTGACCATCGGCTTGAACTGTCCCATGACTGCCTCCTATTAGGCTTGAGTGACGCCAAGGGCACCAACGCGAGTAGCGTTAGCGCCGACAGCGATGGCTGGCAACAAGATCCCCATTACGGTGCGAACGATACCGTTCGACGCAGTAGCCGGGGTGTATGTACCGCGAACATCACCAGTGGTAGTCGTAGCAGTTGCGGTGTCAGCAGCGACAAACGTACCAGCGTCTTGCGCCAGTGTGTTGTTGCTCTTAACGCTTGCCACATAGGCAATGTTAGGAACACGAACCGGACAACCCAACACGTTGGTCGTGCCAACAGTCAGAGCAGTACCAGTAGCGCCACTCACCGTCACAGAAGTGATGAGATAGAAAGCCTTCAAACCATTCACAGCAGTGCTTACAGCGGCGCTAGAAGTGATTGCTTCGCTCATGGCTTGACCGTAAATGTCAAAACCCGACACGGTCACGGTTACGGGGGCCACACCCAAGGTGTAGGTCAACCCGGTCGGCGTGCCTGCGGTGGTAACAACTGCCGCGCCTGCCGTAGTGGTCAGGGTCGCAGAAGTCGCTGTCACAGCGGTCAAGACGTAGGTCGTTGGGTTGGTGTAACCAGTGATAGTACCGGTGCCACCCAAAGTGCCAGAGATAGTCAGGCGTTGACCATTTACCAGACCTGCTTGCGAGGTGAAGGTGATTTGACCACCAGTGCCAGCAATAACAACACTAGACAAAGTCGAGGCGGCAGCAGTTGCCGTTGTCACGCTGACACCGCGAGGCATATCAAGCGCCAATGCGGAAACACTAGATGCCGTGGTGATCGACTTCACATTAGTTCCAGCCGTTAACGTCAAAGCGCCCGCGGCGACAGGAGTCTGCGACGCGGCGATGTTGTTTGCCACGGCAGCTTGAGGAACCACGTCCCACACATAGATGCGACCCAAGGGACCAACACCAACATCCATGGGAGCGGGATTGTCAAACGGCTCCAAGTCATGCAACGTCAACGCAGTACCGTTTGCAATGTTGATTGCTTGGTTCAGCGTGTAAGTGCCAGCGCCACCAGTACCAGTGCCAAGGGCAGTGATGTAGGTGCCATCAGTAACACTTGTTCCATCAACAAACATACCAACAGTGATTGGTGCGCCAAAGCCCACGGCAGTCACGGTCAGAGTTGAAGAGGATGAGCCACCAGTGCCGCCAGTTGCGGTGGTGGAATAATTGCGCAAACCCGTACCCATAAAAGTCTGGGCGGAACCCAAAAACAGATCATCAGCAAAACTAGGCATGGTCGTCTCCTTCTTGAAAAGTTTGACGAGTTAAAGGACAAAGGGGCCCCGGAGGGCCCCCTCTTGCTACCGGTTAGACCCCCGGCGTGCCGTACATCGCACGCGGGTCAGTGAAGCCAACGTCGTAACGCTCGGTGGCCTTGTAGCGCATCGAGTCAGTTTCAAAGTCGCCTTCCATGGTCTTTTCCAACTTGCGACGCATCAGAAGCTTCATGCCTTCCGGCGCATCGGTCTGCACCCACCAAGCGGTCGGCGAAGTCAGACGCGAGATAACGGCAGCACCTTCATCAAGAAGACCAATCGACTTGATCGGGTTGATGTCGTTGTTGGCGTTACCGGAACGAAGCACGCTCTTCAGCAGCACTTCAGCTTGGAAGATGTTGCCCGGAGCCACCACCAGTTGGCGGGGAACCAGACGGATCTTCTTGCCGTTGTTGTCCACTGCCTGACGGATCTGGATGAGCATCTGCTCAAGCGAGGTCTGCGACAGGTTAGCGGAGGTCGTCAGCAGGTTGCTGAAGGTGCCGTTGACGATCGGGTGCGAAGCCGAGTTCAGTTGCACACCGTCACCACCCGGGTACGCCGAGTTGAACGCACGGTTAAGCACGTTGGCGCACAGGGTTTCCTTGGTTTCAACGAGCGACTGAGCCAGATGGCGGGCATAGACTTGACCGATACGGATGTGGTCGCCGTCTTCCACCAGCACCTTGGTCAGAGCGAAGGCCAGACCGTACACGTTATAGACATAACGCTTCAGGAAC